GCGTAAAACTCTCCCGATAGCCTGGTTGGGTTCCCGGTCATAATGGATATGACATTCTTTTTCGTCAATGCCCCTTGAGCGACTTCAAACACTTCATCAGGTACACCCGATGCTTCATCCAGTACAAACATCAGGTTTTCACGATGAAATCCCTGCAATGCTTCCGGGGCTTCCTTTCTCGCCGTCCTGGCAACAGCGAAATGCGTCTTGACCCCCCCAACAACAATCTTTTCGGCCTGGATCTCTAACTCTGCCTGCATGTCATCCGGCAGTTTGCGAACCCATAACGCCAACTCTGCCCACAACACGTCTCTAAGCTGGTCCTTGCTCGATCCCACACACGGAACAACCGCATTCGCCCGCGTGAATAAAAACCAAAGCACCACCCAGGAGACAAACGCGGTCTTGCCAACGCCATGTCCGGCCCTAATTGATACGTGCGCCCCTGGTTCAACCGCTCTTAATGCTTGTGCCTGCTGTGCTGTTGGAGTCACACCGATACACTCAGTAACAAACGCATACGGGTCATCGAACCAGCGTTCGACCGTCTCTAACAGCTCTATTTCTTCACTTTTCGCCGTTTGCGTCATATTCTATCTTTTCAGTGGGTTGGTCAACTTCGCCCACGGGCGTAATACTCTTGATATGCTGCTGTGCGTCACGTCGCTCTCTGATCAGCTTGAGAGTATCGGATATTGACTTTGTGAGGTTTTCGCCTATGTCCAGTTCCGCTTTCGTGCTGAATTCATTCTTTTTCTTACATTTCAGGAATTCCAGGGCCAGCTTGCCGTCACCCTCCATGTGTTCAATGACAGATTGGCGTGCAAGCAAGACAGGTCTTTCTTTAAGTGTCTTTTTTCGGTCAATAAAATCAGGATTTTCGTCTTGATATTTGTATAATGTGGGTTTAGTAATTCCGGCAAAAAAACAAGCTTCCCTGTCTGTGCATCCGAGAGCAAACGCTTCCTCTAATTTTTTTACTGTCTCAGGCGTCATCTTGGGGGGTCTACCGGCTCTCGACCTATTCTTCGGCCTTCCCGGTTTTCGCTTAGTTGCCATATATTCCCACATATTCACGTTTTTGTATCATATATTCTCATATATTACATTTTTGTACATATTGCAACCAATAAATTACATATTTGTTATTTGACATATTTTGTCACCCCATCAAAGAACCCCATTCCCTCCCTCTCTGACCCCCTGAAATCATTACAGATAAAACCGCCTGACAATTATTGTCAAAAACCTGAAAAACTGACAATATTTGTTCACAGTTTGGGAAACATAAGTATGGCGCAAATCATTAAAGCATTGATAATATTGAATATAAAAATATCATATTTTAGTGAACACTTGGCACATTGTGTGCAATATATATTAGTAACTTTAAACGAAAGGAGAAAAAAATGAAGGCAAAAACCTTTTTACTGACAAACGAACAAATTATTAGAGATTGGGAAACCGGACAGCCTGTTGAGAATTACAGCGGGAAATGCTTAGTTTACAGCAGCAATTGGGAAGAGCCTGCGCTATTTGTTACCGGCTTTGATGACAGCCATGCTTTTGATAGATACTGGATCGCATTATAAACAAAACAGCCCGTTCCAGTGCGCCAACACTGAGACGGGCCTAACCAAACTCTCGGATGAAAGGCAGGTATGAAATGAATATTAGAGAAGCCATCGCAATTTTGCAACCAGAAAATAAAGACGACTTAAAAGCAGCTTATCGGCGGGCTTGTCTAAAGTATCACCCGGACCACGGCGGAGATGAAGAAATTATGAAGCTTGTCAACGCAGCCTATGAAACGCTCAAAACAGCAACATGGTCACAATACGACAAGCGGCAGGCCGCAAATGATGTCAATATTGCAGATGAACTCTTAAAAAAATGGAACGAAATTAAGACATGGAAAACGATTAAGGGAGAAGTTTGTGGTTCTTGGCTGTGGGTATCCGGCGAAACCTGGAGATATAAGAAACAACTCAAAGAAATGTCTTTCCGATGGTCCCGTAACAAAACCGCCTGGTATTGGCATAACTCGGGATACAGAAAAAAGGGTAAAAAAGTTTTTTCGATGGATGAAATCAGACATAAATATGGGTCTAACGGCCTTAGAAACGAAAATTTGAGGGAATTAGCCTAACATACACAGTTATCAGCCTCTCAGCGATAGTGATTATTGTTGAGGGGTTGATGAGGGGGGATGATGAAACACACAGAAACACATTTTGGTCTTGAAAACCATAGTGGTAAAATCACCGCCGACAATGGCGAAACATATTTAAAGCCATTTCAAGAAATGTCGGTTGAAGATTTCGAAGGGCTTGTTGTTGATATTGAGCACTGGAAAGAGGCGTCCCTCAATAGTGACGAAATACAAGACCTTAAAGAGATTTTAGACGTCTGAATGGTCCTCGTGGAATGTATTGAGGGGGGATGAAAAGGCGTAAACATGAAACCAGCTAAAGCCGACATTAAGCTCAGAGTCACCGCAGAGTTAAAGCGGTGGCTCGAAGAGCAGGCGATTAAAGACGACCGGACATTATCAAGTTATGTCCGGAGAGTGCTTGAATCACATAGAGAATTTAAGGAGATGAAAAAATGATGACATTAGAAAACACCGATGGATACACTCAACAAGAATTAGATGTATTAAATGCAGAGTTTGAAAACCGCTTCGCTGCTGGTGATTGGGAGGGGTACAGTTTCGACCGAGAACAGGCTGAAAAAGCATTTGCAGACGAAGTGTCCAGAAGATAAAAATAAATACATAAAGCCCGGTTCTGCCGGGCATAGGAGATGAAAATGGATGAAGTATCAAAAAAAGAAATCTTTACGAAAGCTATCGACCGGGCGGTTGAAATAGCCCTAAGCCGCAGAAACAATTGTGATAGTTTTTTAATCAAATATTCCTTAGATGCTATCTTTGACGCCCAGGTTAAAATAGTGACAAAAGAAGATTTTGGCAATTTACCGCGTGGTGTCCAGTTATTATTTTATGGCATTTTGCACGAAGACGGAGAACAATTTTTAGCAAACTTTTTGTGCCCTCAATAAATACATAAGCCCGGTCCTGCCGGGCTATGCCTTTTTTATTTCGTTTGAAACAGTCTCCAAGTCGTCACTATGGCACATCACCCAAAACCCATTCTTATGCTTTTCAGCTAAACAGATAACCGGTGTCTTCCCTTCCTTTTTCGCTTTTTCTTTCGTTTCCCGCCACAAGGTTACTGCTGAATGATATTTCCGGTGCTTTGTCTCGATAAACAATCGTTCGTGTAGGCTGTCGGACCGAGAGTGCTTAGAGTTTTCACCGGATAACGGGTTTCTTTCGGCCCCGAAAAATCTTGCAATCTTTCTTTCGACTCGTTTCCATGTTTTTTCTGCCATTAATCCCTCCAAAAAAATGTCAGCCGAAACCACAACCAGATCCAGATAACTTCCACATAATCCACATTGTCCCCCCGCCACCATGCCACGTCTCGAAGTTCTGAGCGGATCGGTTTAATTGAAAAATCTGAACTGTCGAACGATAGTGTTATTTCCATGCTACCCCTTCGTCATCTTGTAAATAAATACGAAATACGCTATAAAACCAACAACAACCAAAAAAGCTTGAAAATCGCTCATGCCTCCCCCCTCTCAGCCCACATCAACAGAGCCAAAAATATTACCGTTAGTGTTGTTGCCCCTGCCCAAATGTACATATTTTTTAACCAAAGCATATTCCGTCCTCCATTGTTGCGGTTTCGCTCGATATCCGCGATAAACATTTTCCGCAATACCAGCGGTTCATTCCCCGTTTCGCCCCGCAAATCTTGCACGCTTTGAATTCTTTTTTTGGTTCTACCCCCGGATCGGACCGTGCTCCCTTTGCAATCGACCCGACAAAAGAATGTGTGACGCCTAATTTTTCAGCGATTTCCCGGTATTTCCAACCTTGCTTTATCAGCCTCAACACCTGGTCGTTCGAAATGTCTTTTCGGTGCCGAGGCCGTGATTTTATCGGAATTCCGCAGGCGTGAAGATAATTACAAACTGTCGCTTCGGTCAGCCCCAGATGGTTCCCCAATTCCCTTGCGGTCCGAACTTTCGAGTATTCGGATTCAAGCAGAGTTTTAAAATCGTCATATCCGAATTTTTTACACATATTGTCCCATGTTTTTTTTCGTCGCGGTCCTGGTTTGTACATTGCGCCCCCCTAAAATGGAATGTCCCCGCCTATGTTGCTAACCGGTGGTCCCTGTTGTGTGTCGTCGGGTGGGGGAATTTGGTCGTCATACATACCGCCGGAAATGGCTTGTAATAATTTTTGCAACAATTCAACAGCCTGTTGCCTGGATCCTAGCTCGATTTTCCACGGCAATGATTTTTCAATCGGCCCAGCGCCTTTTCCCCGGCCCTGGGGATAGCACCATTTTTTCCAGACCTTGCCGTCATCTGCACGATTCGCTTTTACTAATGAAATTGTGCCGTTATATTCGTCAATTTCTATGCCTTCGTGGTATTGGTTATTTGGATATTCTATAAACATTCACTCCCCCTTTCTCGCCGCAAACAACTTGATACGATACATTGCAAGCCTGTTTAATCTCTGTTGCAATTCTGATTCTATGCGCTGTATCGCCCTGCGTATGCTGCGTGTTTTTAAGATTTGTTTTTCGATTTCTGATAATTCTTGTCTATTCATTCTTATCCCGCTTGATTTTCTTAATCGTCTGCTTGCTCCATGTCTCGACTTCAACGAGTTTGCAGCCGTTCACAAGTTTAAACTTATAAACAGCCTGATTCGGATTATCTTTTGATTTAAAATTCTTCGCTTTCGTAATTTTGCATTCGCCAGGAGACAGAGCTAATGCGAGCCGCGCTTTTTCCATTGTCCGCTTGCCGCCGATACCGTCATCTGAGCCGGGATTTTTTTGGATGCAGATTATAGCAATGGCTCCGTCAAGCTTGGCGTGAATATCTTTGATGTAGGCCCCCATTTTGTAAAATTCGTCGTGGCATTCAAGAAAGTCGATGATGTTCAGGTTGCCTTCCCCGGGGAAAATAACGTCTGAAAAATCAGAATCTCTTTCGTATGCGTCAAATTTCCAATCCGATAAAACAATCCCGTCAAACAGCTTGAGACGCTTTTTCATTTCACCGGCCCCCATTTCAGAATTGAAATAATGAATCTTCCATTGCCTGAAATTCCAACGGATGATGTTTAATACCAACGCCGTTTTCCCTGAATTTTCCTGGCCGGCCAAAATAATTACATTGCCCGGCATGATTTCAACCATGTTCGAAAGGCCGAACGGCAACCAGATGTTTACCGGAGTGTCGTCTGCTTCTGTAAAGTCTATCGGCTTTAAATTTTTTTTTGTGGGTCGGAACATCCCCCGTCTTGATCCAACTCTCTCAAGCAATCCCGACTTGACGAAATATTCACACGCCTGAAACGCTTCGGCTTTATTTTCTGGCGTCTGGAACCCTAAATCCCGATAAATTTCAGCTATAGAAAACTCACCCGGCCCCCATAACAGCCACCGCTCTATTTTTTCTCGGAATGTTTCTTCTGCTAATGCCGCGCCTAAATCGAAATCGTTCATTTCAATTCCCCCCACAGCTTGAATTTGTCCTGATCTGATCCAGCGGTTAATACGTCAAGGTGATGTTCCCACATGGTCAGCCCGTGGTACAGATACCCGAATTGTTCAATCTGCTTTTCCGTTGCTTTCGAAAGACAATCCCTGGTTGTTCTGATTGCATTACCCAAATACGCAGAATATCTTGCTTCCCATTGCCTGAAATCGACAACCAATTTGGCTTGTTTCTTTTCCCGCTCAATCATGGCCCGTGTTTTACGATCCGGCTCCATGCCTAACTTGACCTTGGCTTCGGGAAAGGTCAGACCGTATCGCATTTGGATGAAATCAATTACGTCCCCATACACCCCACAGCCAAAGCATTTGAATTTCTGCTTTCCGGGGTTAACAGCGAACGATGGCGTTTTTTCGGAGTGAAACGGACAAAGCCCCCAATGATTGACGCCTTTCTGTTTTAGCTCCACACCTTCCCGTGTGATTATGTTGATTATATCGGGTTTCATATTCTTAACGGCTCCATTTCAACTGTGTATTCCTGTGTGCCCCCCCGCTTGCTTTCCTGTAAATACCCTTCAAATTTCCCTGAAAAGAGAGTATCCGGCCTTAAATACGCCACCATTTTTGAATCTGCCATCCACTGATCGGCCTTAACATCAATCACAGCTTTAAAATCTTCAGTTCGGAACCCCTCGTTCCATCTCGCTTTTATGCTTCGCTGTGTTTTTTTTGTTTTTGCCTGGAAAGATGAATTGGTTTTTTGATTTAAATATTCGATGATTTCTTTGTAAGGAATTTTTTCTTTTTTGGGGGGCGGGGTCGAGTCGTCAAACTCGACTATATATTTTCTTTTTTCTTTATTAATATAGTAGGAACCATTATTGATTCCTTTTGGAACCATTATTGGTTCCGAACCATTATTGATTCCTTTTATGTCGATTACATTATTATTATAGGTGTTTATCTCTGGTTTGGAATCATTATTGATTCTTTTCTTAATTTCTCCCCATTTCGAATAATCTTTATTAATTCCATACACTTTGTGCTTTTTGGAATCATTATTGATTCTTATTATGCGTTTTTCGTTTAAGCTTTTTAGCGCTCGATAAACATATTGTCTTTTTAATCCAGTAGCTTCCATAAATTCAGGCATTGATATTCTTGCTGTCTTCCGATTGTAGCCGTATGTTTGGCGAAGAATGAATAATAGACACTGGGTTTGTTCGCCTGGAATCCGAATCCGCATCAATGCGTCCATAATTTCGTTCGCTATCCTGGTATATCCGTTTTCGAGTTGGGGGTTTTCCATCATCATCCGCTCTATTTGTGCCAAAGTCCGTGGTTTTTTAGTTTGCACTTAATTTCTGTATAGCAAGCTTCCCAGCCCAGCCGCCAATCTCCTCCAAAAGAAAAAGTGGGTTCCGCCTCTTTTATTATTTTTGCGAGATCAGATAATTCCTGTTTCTCATACAGCAACCCGGTTTTTTTAATTTCTTCAATTGCTGAATCTATAGCGTTGTTGTGTATAATTGCAGCATGTAACGTAAGGAAACTATTGTCTTTGTTCAGATCAATTTTTTTTTTCAGCAATTTTTTAACAACTTCTGTTGGCTCCATTTTCCCCTCCTTTTTTGAAACCCCCCGGCCGGTTAGTTAGCCAGGGGGGCCACGCTATTGTTGAATCTTCAGTACCTTCCGAATTGCACAGCATCCAGTCAACCATTCTGAGTTAATGTAAAAAAAAATTAATTTCGAAAAGTTAACGGTTGTGCGGGTTTAGGTCATAGGCCTCACCTCCTTTAACTTTACCCAAACATTTCTTGCTGTTTAGGCGAGTTTTCTATTTGCTGCATGTTTTTAATGGCAACATTGTAATAGCTCGGTTTTAGTTCTACCCCTATTGATTTACGCCCCATCTCAACAGCTTTATACCCCTCGCTGCCAATACCTGCGAACGGCGAAAAAACAATGTCGCCATGTGCAGACCAGAGGGTTAAACACCGCTCAATAACATCAAGCTGCAAAGGGCAGATGTGTTTTTCATCTTTTGAATCTCTGGCAGGGATACGATTTAATGTGTTTGTTTGGCGAATATCCATCCAAACAGGGCTTGCATACTTTCGCCAAATTTCATGGCTTAATACTTTTCCTTCGGGCGTTTCTGCCCCTGCGTAAACAGACAATCCGGCAGGATGTGCAATAAGGCTTTTATTTTCTCCCGGTTTCCGCATTGTGACCACATAATCTGGCAGCCCTTGACGACACATAGAGCTGTCTTTACAGAGTTGTTTGTGCATTAACCCAAGGGCCTTTGTCCGCGTTGCTTCAACAAGTGGATCTTTCCAGATTGTTACTTCTCCATGAAAAATAAATCCGGCATCTTGAAATATCCGGATTAAATCGCCCCTAAAGTCTTTTAACCCTATGTATCCGTCACGTTCTTTCATTGCCGGGATGAGCATGCAGTGGAACGAAACCAGCCGACCCGGTTTTACAACTCGAAACAAATGATTAACCATAAATTTAAAATGGGTGTAAAATTCTGAATCCGATTTACTATTGCCCATATCTTTAAGGCTGTCGGAATATGTATATAGGCTTGCAAAGGGGGGCGAAAATATTGAATAATCAATACTATCATTAGGTAATTCAGACATTAAATCAATGCAGTCTGCATTGTATAGGCTCCAGCTTTCACTATGCTCCTGTTTTAAAATCATGCGACCTCCATAAATTTTGGCGGTTTAAATTTAATTGTTTTTTTAGCTTCGGTAGTAGTCGTCTTTTTGATATTTTTGGTAGTGTTTATGCTGATATGCTTGACCATCTTTTTTAACATTGCGCTCGCGTTTGCTTCTTTTCTCTTAATGTTTTCCAGCACGCTGCCCTCTTTTTCAGATATGATAATATGCACATTCACGGGTTTTTTTTGACCAAACCGATAGCATCGCCGCATGGCCTGGTAAAATGATTCAAACGAATCCGACAAACCGACGAAACACATATTACTACACACTTGCCAATTCATGCCGAATTGCGCTATTTTAGGTTTTGTGACCAATGATTTTATTTCACCTTTGGCGAATGCCAGCATATTTTTCTCTTTTAATTCGTTTTTATCAGGGCCTTTAACCTCAACCGCCGAATCGATCATGCCAGTAAGCATTGCACTTTCGTCGTTTAGGTCACACCAATTTAAACATATGCCATCGATTGTTTGATTGATTTGTGCTGCAAGTTGGCATCGTTCTTTTATGCTTTTCCTTCGTGCGTCTCTGCGCTCTTTCAATGTTTGTGCTGCCACACAAAACATTTCCCCTTGTTCTAATTTTGATTCAACTTTATGCTCGAAAAAGTTCAATTGTGGCAAAATCATACTATGATCATCGTAACCAATATCAGATGGCTTTTCGATCATAACGGCCCATGTAGAAACCCATTTAAAAAATTCTTTTTCTGCATGGCCCTTTAGCCGCCATTTTTGAGTGGACCCTGAATCATGGATAAAATATGTTGCAAGCATTTCAGTGCGTGAACAAACGTTTAAAAATTCAGCATGGTTGCCTATCTCTGTGTAATCGTTGGGGGATGGCGTTGCCGAACAGCATAACTTAAATTCTGTTTTTGCGAACGAATCTATTATTTGTTGTTTGATTTTTCCGGAATAGTTTTTTAAAATTGAGGATTCATCCAGAACAACTCCAGAGAATTCGGATGTGTTAAAGTTGTGCAGATTTTCGTAATTTGTGATGTTGATACTTTTGCCACAATCTGTTTGTTTGCGGCAAATATCAACCGTGATATTTAACTTATCCAACGCCTCCCGCTTAGTTTGTGCTGTTACGCCGAGCGGTGCAAGAATTAAAACGGGCTTATTTGTGTATTCACAAACATTAGCCGCCCATGTTAACTGCATGAGCGTTTTCCCCAAGCCGCACCCTGCCCATATAGCGGCCTTTCCTTTCCGGATGGCCCATGCAGTTAGATCAGCCTGAAAGTCAAACAGGATTTCTGGTATAAAGATAGGGTCAAAACCAGTAGATATGTTTTCTTCTGATTTTTTATTTAAAAAATTTCGATAGTTTTTTGATAAACACGAAAAGCCCATTTTCTAAGTCCTTCTGAAAATGAGCTAAGAGGTTAAATTTGTAGGTAAAACAAAAACGGTGCCTGCTAAAGCAAAACCAAACTACATTATTTTTTTATAAATGTCAATCACAAACAGTCAAAAAGTTCTTCATCAATTTTGCTTGTCATTTTTACCATTGTAACACTGTAATTTTCGCCTTCGAGTGTAACGGTATGGTTGTATGTGGACATATCCAAGACTCCAAATATAAAATCTTCTTTTTTGGAATATACTTCGCACACATCTACAACTTTTATCCCGTTTTGGTAAACGACTATATTTATCATTTCGTTTTTAACGGTTAATTTGGGGACATTAACGGCATAATATCCAAAAACATCTTCTCCACCTGCCGAAAAGTATTTTCCGTCCGTAGTCCATCCCGAAAGGCTCGAAATCTCATATGTGCCTTGCCATGTAAGCCGGTTGTTTGGGTCTGGCCGCATTAAATCTAAAATAGGTGTTATTTCTTCCGGTGGTGCCGGTTGTTCAGACTCGTCACCCCCGCCACCGCCACACGCCATCAAAAACACCAACATGATAATAGTAATTACTCTCATTTTACCCTCCTGAGTAGGTTTAATTTATTTTTCGAACTGAGCAGAATAGGAAGCTCTAACTCGTTGATAACGTCTCTCAATATCTTATAAACTCGCATGTCCCGTGCATCCTTGAGCGTTAGCCGCATCCTCTGTATTTTCTGAAATTTCTGCGCTCTAATCAGAGCATATCCGAGTTCTGAAATGGCATGGTGCCGATCTACATGCCTGATATCGTCCGTGATCCGTTTAAAAATAGCTTCCAATTCTTTCATGCTCAGCTCCTTTTCCGGGCGATATGTCGCCGTTGACATACCGGAGTGGTGGGGGGGGGATACGAATTCAAAACACTTATGACGCATTATGTCAATAGTGTAAAATACCTATTTTTAAAACAATACTTGTTTTATATGGTATTAATGCTTTGATTTTTCTCTTTATTTTCTTTAATTTTCTGCATCGCTTTTTTTATCGCGTCTTTAAATTCGGGGTGTTTTTGATACCGTTCGAAAGGAACACCCGCTTTTTCGGCCATTTGCCGGATTAGTTCAAAAAGTTCTGCTTGTTCGTCAAGCATGATAACCTCGCGCTTTTTTTGCTCATTGAGGTAATTCTGGATCATGGATTTTATATAGCTTATGCCGGTGGGGTCGAGTTGTTTTATAAGGGGGGCCAGTTCTTTTATTTTGATTTCTTCGGTGGTAAGTTTTGGGATCGGTGGTCCTTCACCAATTAAGGAATACCCCTCTTTCATCATTTCTTCATATGTTCTGCCAAACAATCCAGATATGGCGGTAAGGCTTTTCACACTGCCAGGGGACTTCCCATTTGCAAGCCTATTTATTTGTGCCTGCGATATGGACAGTTTGTCAGCAATATATTCTTGGCTGTAGCCATGTTCGGCCATTTTCGCTTTAAAAACAGCACCAAAGGCTTTTTTAGCCAAATCTATTTTAGGGTCATTTTTCATAGCATCTTCACATTATACATACTGTGCATATAATGGAACAAAAAAAATATCCCTGACATGCAAAAAAAGAGTTGACAACATTGCATATGAGGTATATATACATAACATGCAAAACAGCATGGAGGAAAAATAAATGGTACAAAAACTTATCGCAAAAAAATTAAAACTATCTCAAGCGCAAGTATCACGAATATTATCAGGTAAATCCGGCCTAAGCATGGATACATGCGAAAGGATATCAAGTATCACCGGCTATCCTTGGCATGTATATTTTCCAAGACCCAAGGACCCTAAAAAGCTTAGGGCTGAACTCGAAGCCGCTTTGAAGGAGGCCGCATAATGTCAGATATCGTATCCATAAATAGAAACCGCGCCGAAACAACCTCACTAAAAGTCGCTGTCAAATTCAAAAAAAGACATGAGCGAGTTTTGGACGCTATTAAAAACCTTGATTGTTCAGATGAATTTGCAAAGCACAATTTTGTGTTTTGCTATTATGACGATCGGGGCCGAAATCTCCCCATGTACAAGATGACCCGTGATGGATTTACCTTTTTGGCTATGGGGTTTACAGGGAAAAAAGCGGCAAAATTCAAAGAAGATTATATCCAAGCCTTCAACGAAATGGAGCGGTTTATACTCCAACAACAGAATCTTTCCTGGAAACAACTCCGACTTGACGGCAAGCACACAAGACACGAACTCACCGACGAAATTCAACAATTCGTAGAATACGCATCCAGCCAGGGATCAAAATCAGCCGACCGATATTACATGGTTATATCCAAAGAAACCAACAAGGCTCTATTTCTTCTTAAATCTAAAGCGCCAAAAGATTTCCGAAATATGCTCTCGCAAATGCAGTTATCCTTTCTTCAGACCGCCGAGTTTGTAGCCCGGAATGGACTCCGCGAGGGTATGGAAAAGGAACTGTTTTACAAGGACATTTATAAGTTAGCTATCGGCAAGGTAAGACGTTTTGCCGAATCCGTTGACCGTGTTCCTGTACTGCCAGCGGCATAATTTCAAAGAACTGAATACAAAATAAACCATTTATTTCAATCAGGGAAGGGCGAATATGTCACAAAAACCGACTACTCCAATTTCCAAATCACACGAACTGTATTCCATCTGCAACAGAAGACTCGGCAAAACTTGGATGGCATCTCATTACCAGCGGTCAACCCGCCAATTAGAACGGTGGGCGGCTGACCCGAAACGTACCGAACACGCTCAAAACAACCCCCTGGACAGACTTGAAATCATGCTTGACGAACTGTGCGCCCGTGGGTTCGTAGATGACGCGCAATCCGCTGTTGCCTATCTCGCTGAGGTCGTTGGGTGTGAGTTGTACTGCACCGAAGACGGCATCCCCGACAAAGCAACCCTGAATGAAGAACTCCTTGACGACTATGACGCAATTAATGCTTACGCCAAAGGGGTTAGGGATAAAGAAAAACCGGCAGTAGTGCAAAAACTCAAAAGAAAAGCAAAAGAAGAAATTAACCAGACTTACACCAAATATCTTGAAACATTATAACAGCTAAGAGGGGCGGTGCCTGCTAACCATACCCCGAAGGAGGCCACATGAAAAACATCAGTACAACCGAAAGAGAAAGAATCCGATCAGCAAACGATTGGGTCATGAGAGGCCCGGAACGCCGCAAAGGCTATCGTGGAAAGGACCGGAGACGGCATTGGAATAACTTCAAGATAGCACCGCCGAAAACCATTGCTATTGTTGAAGCTCACTTCAAACGGATGATGGAGGCCGCATGAAACCCATATATGAATTTCTGATAATTACAGTGATTTTAATCTGCTTATATGCGGACGTGGTTTTAATCCAAGCAATCATGGAGGGGCCGAAATGAAAAATTATCACAAATCAGAGGTAGAGGTTGAAGACTGCCCGATACCGATCAAGTTTAAATACTGTATTTTAGATGGCCAGGTTGAAGATATCGAGATAGCAAGCACTAAAAAAGAACTCATGGAAGCGGTGCAAGAATATCTCGACGAAAATATTGAATGGGTTGAACATGAGGCAATGGAGGCGTGTATTGCTGAACGTGAAGCCGAACTGCAAGACGCCGCTTATGAAAAATACATTGAACAGCAGGAATACAGAAGCCCTGTGTACGAGTTGGGGAGGTAGCCAATGGATTACACATTAAAGCTAAAAATACTCTGTCCATGCGGGGCAGAGTTGGAATGGAAACAGGACCCTATTACCGGGTATATCAGAACGAAATCGTGTTACGAGTGCTACAACTACGACATGCAGAAATCATACGACCAAGGATATAAAATGGGCAGAAGGGGGGAAGCGGAATGATTAGAAGATGCCAAGAATGCGGTCGGGAATACGCTGACGATTTAGGACCGCTTTGCAATCATATCAGAGAATGGGAAAGATGGGACGAACGGAAGAACGATGAACTCAGACAAGCAATCCACCGGTGTGGAGATCGTCTTGTAAGATTCTTTAAAGAAGAATTGACGGCTTAAATTAAAATAGGGGGGGATTATGTCAAGATATTACGAATATATGGGAAGAAAACTTCCATCGGTTACAACAATATGCGGACAGTTAGACAAGCCCGCATTAGTCCAATGGGCGGCCAACTCAGCGTGTGATTACATATCTCAAGAGTTGGCTAAAGGGAATAAAGACGATGAAATATTTGGCAATTATACGACAGATGACATTATGTCGATTATCGAAAAAGCCAAAAAAGCGTATCGGCTGGTTAGCAGAGAAGCGTTAGACATCGGTTCTATGGTTCACGGCAACATTGAGTATTATCTCAAGACCGGGAAAGAACCTATCATGAACAATGATTCTGTTATCTCTGCGTACCTCGCTTTTTTAGAATGGGCAGACGAATATAAAATGGAACCGATAGATACCGAAAAGACCGTTTACGCTGATCGGTACGCCGGTACTTGTGACCTAATCTGCTGGCTAACCATAAACGATAAACGGCTGAAATACATTGTTGATTTTAAAGCTTCTAAAGGTATCTATCCGGAGTATAGATACCAAATCGCCGCCTACCGAAACACCGACGCCTCTATTCAGGGAAGTGGAATTTTAAGACTGGATAAGGTGTCGGGCCTGCCTGAATGGAAGGACACATCAAAGACCCATGAGGCTGATTACTACGTGTTCTCTCTGTTGGTAGACCTTTGGTATGCAATGCATCCGAGAAGCGCAAAGAAGGCGCTTATAGCCGCATAGGGAGGGGATATGTACAACAACCCACCGGATTATCCTTGGGATATAGTAAAATGTAAATGCGGCATAGATCATTATTGGGGCGATAAACCCAAATGTAAAAAAGAAGAATGTTACTTCAATTGGCTGAATAAATTCAGGAGGTGGTGTAAATGAATTTCTGTAAACTAAAAGAACCTTTCCCCGCCAATGACATCGAATGGCGCATACAGCAATCGGGCGCTAAAAATGGCAAGCCTTGGGCTATGTGCTTGGCTTACGTCACGAACAGGGCAATCATGGAGCGGTTAGATATAGTCATAGGGCCTGACAAATGGAAGAACGAATATAAAACCGGTCCCGACGGTGGTATCTTATGCGGAATATCCATAAAGATTGGCGATGAATGGGTTACCAAGTGGGATGGTGCCGAAAACACAAAAGTAGAAGCTGTAAAAGGTGGTCTTAGCGGAGCAATGAAAAGGGCGGCCGTACAATGGGGGATAGGCCGGTATCTGTATAACCTGGAAGCTAATTGGGCAAACTTTGTAGACAAGGGACAGTATAAAGCAAAGATAGACGGCAAATATTACCAATGGAACCCGCCATCACTGCCAGCATGGGCACTGCCTGGTAAAACTTCTCCTACATCTTTGTTGATTACCCAAAAACAAATAGACACATTTGGGGAGATAGCAAAGCAAATCAACATAGATCCAAAACGGCTTGCAACAGAGCATGGGTTTACAACAAAAATTTCAGCAACAAAGGCTGATGAAATCATCGAAGAAATAAAAAAGATTCATAACATAAAAGGTGCTGCATGAATCCCCAACAAGTCCTTAATGGCATGGAAGCAAAAAACCGTGAACTCTCTGCCAAGGTCGGTGAATATGCCGACCTATCAGAGAAACGTGCTGCCGCTGAACGTGCCTACAAAATGGCTTATACCGCTAAACTAATAGACCTGAAATCAGCCAAGGAGAGCGTTACGACCATGAAATCCTTGGCTGAAGGGGACAATTACATATCTCAATTAAAATACGAATTAGATGTTGCAGACGGAATATTAAAGGCATGTGGCCACAGCATTAAAGCACTGCATTCAGCTATTGAGAGTTACCGGTCACTACTTAGCTGGATGAAGATGGAATACCAAGACGGCAGGCAATGAAATCATACATAAAGAAAAAGACGCTTAGCTTAAAGGGCGCAAAGTGGACCATCCAGAAGAAAAAGGCATACGTCCGCGATTATGGCCGGTGCCTGATCTGTGGATGCCCGTTAAGAACGGAAGAAGCACACCCGCACCACATAAAATGGAAGTCGAATGGTGGGGGGGATGAATTAGAAAACATAGCAACAGTAGGTTTCGCTTGCCATAGAGCGATACATGACCTGGATGTGATGATTGATGGTAAGCGGCTATCAAAAAAGGAAACAGCAGACCTTTTGAGGGGGAGGATTCATGTTTAATCCAGACACAGGAATATACCGGGGCTATCAGGACACAGAATGGCCTCCAGAGTATTTTAAATCACAACCTTTAGGCCGGTGTTACTGCGGATCATATGCTCATGTAAAATGCTCCTGGCCGGGATGCTCACACATGCACTGCGGGAGGTATCAGTGCATGATACACCATCGGAGGATGGCGCATGGGGTTAAAGCGATTAATGAGGAATGGTGGCAATGAAGTTGATAGCATACATATCAATTATATGGCTCCTGTCTCCGTTTATTGTTTTGGCGGTGGTGGGAGCTTGGGTTTGGGGGGAGGTATGACAAAAATAATTGAAATACAACATTGCGGCGCTTGCCCGTTTATACGGCATTCAGGCGCTAATGATCACACATCTGTTTTTTGCGGTCGGGGGGACAACGAGTATAGGGATTTAGTGTCAATAATCCCTGATGATAATAACTGCCCCCTAAAAGACAAAACCGAGTACTGCAAGGAACTATCCGGAAAAACCGGATAGTTGAATACGGGCCAGTGATGGAAAAATCTCCGGAGATGGAGTGGTAGACATGCGCCAACAGAAGGTGTGCTTGACTGATCAATCAAGCGTCCAAGTTCGAATCTTGGCTGGCCCAACAAAGAGCTAACAGTTGAAAGGAGGGGGTATGACAGTAACAATTCCAATAGATTTTAAAGAGGTATCCCGTTACACAGGGATTCGATCCGGTAAATTATGCAAATCAAAAACATTCGGTTTCGGTGTGTATTTAAACAGTAAACCGTTTTTTGCAAGCTACCCGCCGCCTACAGAGTATCACGGCAGACCGGTTAAAGATGTTCGGATTGTAGATAACTGCTGGCAATTTGAAATAGAATAACCTGAAAGGATTAAACGAAATGAAACAGAATAAACAAGAACCGGGCCTCCATGTGTCCCGGAACGGCATGCAGGTGCAAGTCGCTATCGTGGATCAAGAGGGGCAAGTCCAGTCGGTCGGTGATAATTCCGTCCAGGTAAATCTGCTGGCGATGATGTTGGAACTGCAGGGGCGGATGGTTGATACATTGACTGCAATCGCTAAGGAGGTCGGGGTGGAGTATAAAAAAAATGGATAAACTTCTCGACGTCGGCCTGGCTGTCTGCCTGTTTATGGCGGCTATCTTTTTTAGCGGTGCTGCCGTCCTGGTGTATATTGAGGTATATATTAGGATGGTGAGTGGAGGGTAAATAAATGAGCCATTCGCTATACCAAACCAAACGATGGAAATCAGAGCGGAAAGTTTTCCTGCAGGAACATCCGTTCTGCGCGATCTGTAAAAAATACGGGTATCTCAAAGCGGCAACAGTTGTTGACCATATTAAACCGCACAAGGGCGATGAGGTGCTGTTCTGGGATCAATCGAACTGGCAGGCATGCTGTAAATCTTGTCATGACTCCACGAAGCAGATCAAGGAACGTAGTGGGGTCATGCCTGGGTGTGATGCTGCAGGTATTCCGGTTGATCCGGATCATTGGTGGAATGGAGGTTAAGGATGTTAATCGTATTGATAGGTTTTTTGGTTTGCGTGGTCTTGGGCTACTTAGTTGTATATATGGCACTGCATCCATAGGGGGTAGGGGGCGTGCAATCTTACAGGATCATGAGGGTGAAAC